CAGCAGTTCAGGATCTCCTGAATCCAATCCTTCAAGGGCTTCTTCTCTTTCAGCACACCCCGGAAGACGAACCGCTTCTCCGTCACGCCCGCGACGATCATGCTGTTGACGATGCCGTCGCAGACCGCCGCCGCCGCACGCGCCGCGGCCACGTCGAAGAACCTCTCCATCTCCACCGCAGAGACTACCGCCGCCCGCGTCTGGTCGACGCGCAGGCCGATGCCCCGGAGGTAGACGTTGACCGCCACCCAGACGGGATTGGAGAGCCCGTTCTGCCAGACGCGCACGCCCGTATCCCAGACCCACCCGCCGATGCCCTGGTTCACGGTGACGGTCATCGCCCGGTCGGCAACGGCGGCGAGCTGGAGGCCCACTTCGTCCGTGCGCCGGATCTCCGCGAAAGCCACGCCCGCGGCGTAGGTGCTCTCTGCCGGGATCGAGCCCCACGGGGCTTTGTCGAGGGCGAAGAAGTCGGACGGCGCCGCCGGGTCCGTGCCGGTGATCCCGCGCCACCCGCCGTTGTGTTTCGGGTCATGCGGCGGCTGGTTGTCGAGTTGGTGCGCGACGAGGTTGGTCGCAAAGCTCCCGATAGGCCCCTCGCCCACCACGCCCAGCGCGGAATAGAACTCGCTCTCGTCGCGCCCAGCGGCCACGTCGCAGACCACCTTCATCGGGAAGTCCGTGTAGACCTCCTGCACCGGACGCTGATAGATCGATTCGTTGGCGACGGTGACGCTGGTGAACCTCGAGCGGCCATATCCCATCGCGGCGAAGGCGGCGGCGAACGGGGTGATGCGGACGGTCTGCGCCTGCGCCTGAATGCCGCCGAATGACTTCTCGACGCCTCTCTCGACGCACGCCTTGTAGTCCTTGGGGCACGTCGCCAGTGCGCTCACGGAGGGGCAGTACGGGCCTTTGTAGACCTTCCAGCACGTCCTGCTCACCTGTCGCCACGGGTAGCCCAGCGAGAGTTCGAAGAGGCCGTCGGAGGCCGGGAGGACGAACACCCCGTCGCTGGTGAGCGTCCACGGTCGCGCGTACCCGGCCCACAGCTTGATCAGGTAGCCCGTGTTGTGGTGGTAGAGCCCGAACTCGATGCGGGCGCGGTAGAGGTTGGTCGCGTTCGCGTAGCTGACGAACACGTCGTCGGCGTTCCCCAGCGTGAACTGGGCGTTATCGCTCGTCTCGCTGATCGCCTGCCCGATGCCGGTCCAGTCGAGGAGCCGGGGCAGGTAGAGGTTGCCGCCGACGATGCACCGCTGGTTGGAGAGCCGCAGGATGTCGGCGGAACCTCGAGGTTGGATGGCGATCAACGGCGTGAACCGCTGGACTTGGCTTTCGAGGGCCGGCGTCAGCGTGGCGTCGGGGAACCGCTCGACGGTCGCGGTGACCGCATAGGTGGGCGTGACGGTCGGAACCTCCATCAACGACAGACCGGAGGTCGACGCGATGAACGCGATCAGGTGGTTGAACTGGAGGTTGGGATTCTCGTATCTGGCGGTGACCGTTTCGCTGGCGCCGGGTTTCCGGATGGTCGCGGAGAATTGGGCGTAGACGCCCTGCGCCGCCATCCAGTGGTTGCGGAGCGCATCGTACTCGCCGCAGGACAGGTGGTCGCGGACGAAGCGGAACCGGCGCACGCCGTTGCCCATCAGGAACCGTTGCTCGACGCGCAGGCCCCGGCCAGGATCAGCCTCCCGGTCGAAGACGTGGGTGACCACCTGAGGCTCGTAATCGATGCCGCCGCCGAAGTCGCCGACCAAGGGGAAGGGCGCGATCACCGGCGGATCTGGAATGGGCACGGAGCCCAGGAAGTCTGCCACTAGGCCACCTCCCTGAGTCCGAACGACACCTCGCTTCGCCCGATCATGAGTTGGTCGCTCCAGGCCCCGTCCCAGACCACTGCATAGCGGCCCGTCGCCCCCGTTGGCGCGGAGGCGAAGGGCGGCGATGTCTCCCGTGGAACGTAGAACCAGAACGGTAGGATCAGGTGCGCCTGGAAGAATGACCAGAGCGCGGAGTACTGGGAAGCGGTGACGCGCCGGGTACAGCGGAAGAACCGCCGGGGGATGGTCTGAATCGGCGCCCGGTCGCTCGATCCGTCCGGATACGGATTGACGAACGCCTCGACGCGAAGCTCCTCCGTGATGGCCGCGTAGAAGCCCGTGGGGAGCGTATCGGTCGGAGCGGCGGGCTGGAGGTTACCCGGCATACAATACTCCGACTGGGGTAAAATAGTACGAATGTCTACCTCCGCCCTCCTCAGGGGCATCTTCTGCATCGTCGCCGGTATCGCGATGATGATGGGCTACTCCCTGTACCGGCAGGCCCATCCTGGACCGTCTCTGCAAGCGAGGATCGCCGCCGACGTGACGGAACGCCTCAAGAACTCGCGGTACAAGGACCGGCCCGTTCACTCCATCGAAACCGCCGTGTCTGAAGTTCGGCCTAATCACTACGGGACGGTTACCCTCGTCAAATTCAAAGACGTGTCCGCGCCCAAAGGCATTGCCACGGTCGGGGAAGGCGTCTACTGTCCCATCGATGGAGGCGTCGAGTTCACGGATTCCGCCATCAAGCACTGTTCGGTAGAACCAGTCCGCTACACCGATTAGCTTCCGCATCACGCCATCACCGTAGTGGGCTCCAGCAGAGCCCCTGACTGCGCCTGCCGCCCCTGCCCTGACCTAGCCGCCGTCGTATTGGCGGCGCCCACCGCGCCGGGGTTGTCACCCAGGACCTGCACCACCTGACCTTGGAAAATGCTCGACGCCTGCTGCGGGTTCAGTTGGACGAACACCGGCGGCTGAGACGCCAGCGCGTTGGCGAACTGCGTGGTGGTGGTGCCCTGATAGGGACTCGCGACCAGCCGCCCGCCGCTGTACACCGGTTGCATCTGGAGCCCGCCCGCCGCCGATTGCGCGTAGGTCGCGGAGTACATCGGGCGCGGGAGGGCCGCGTTCTGGCCCGTCATCAAGCTGTAGATCCGGACCATCTCCTGGACTTCCTGGGAGTGGACCGCCATCCGCACGTCGCCGCCGAAGCGTTGGTTCGCCACCTCCGCGATCTGCGACAGGATGCCCTTGTCTGCGATGTCGACGCCGTAGGTCTGCCGGATCTGGGAGCGGACCTGATCCTCCTTCGACTTCCGGAAGAGGTTCACCACACCGACTGCCACGCCGACTCCCAACCCAATCGCGCCACCGACGAGCGCCCCCACCGGCCCACCCACCATCGCGCCGATGGTCGCGCCCGCCAGGAGCCCGCCGCCGGCAGTCATCGCGAGTCCGGACCAGCCCCTGCGCTTGTAGCCCGCGGCGAAGATCCCGATGCCGATCCCGGCCTGGAGCCCCCCTATCATCGGCAGGCCCATCATGGCGGCGAGGCCCGCGCCCGCCAAGGCGGCTCCGCCGACTCCCATCAGGCCCGCCTTCACGCCTCGTTTCGAGAGCGAGGACATGAACATCGGCAGGCCCACCGAAGCCATCATGCTGGCGGCGCCGGGGCTGGAGAGCATCGCGCCCATCCGCTGTTTGCCGGTCATCTGCGCCCACGGGATGGTCTTGGTGCCGAAGCCGCCCGCGCCGGGAACCTGGATCGACTTCCCGATGTTGAAGCTCTCCCTGAGTGCCGCGTATCTGCTTCCGCCGCCCGCCGCTGGAGCGGAGCCGCCGCCGCCCGCCATGCCGCCCACGCCGCCGGGTCCGCGATACGCCTCGTAAGCCGCAGTGCCCGCCATCGGCAGGCCCCGGAGTTGGTCGAGCGAATCCCCGTCGCTCATCATCCGGTCGGAACCTCCCTGAGAGGGCGCGGACTGGATCTCGTTCACCATCGTGGAGGTGATGGCGTCCATCATGCGGTCGCCGCTGTTGAAGGTGATGCCGGAAGCCGCTCCCGTGGGCGACGGAGGCGCAAGGAACGGAGGCGTGCCGAAGCCAACTGGCGCCGCTATGGGAGAGCCGAACGGGCCGCTCTTGACGGCGACGGTCCCGTAGCCCAGCAGGTTGGTCAGCGATGCCGCCAGGTGCGAGGTGACCACGGCCTTGATGGCGTTGAGCAGGGTCCGCTTGATCGTGTCGCCAATCGCCGCCCAGACGCTCTTGTTGGTGTCGACGAAGGCGTCGAAGAGTTCGCCCATCACGCTGGCGATGGACTCGTAAACCTGCTTCTGTTCCTCGATGATGACTTGGTTTCCGCTCTTCCAAGCCTCGATGCGGATCTGCTGCTCCTGGTTGGCGCCGCTCTGACGGAGAGCCTTCAACTGCGGGTCGCTGACCGTGTCCCGGTAGATCTTGATCCGCTCTTCCTTCAGTTCCGGCGCGAGGCCGCTGGCCCCGATCATCGCCTCAAACTGCATGCGCGTGGCTTCCACGTTCAGCTTCTGCGCCGTGTTGACGCTCTTGATCGCCGCCAGTTCCGCCTGCATCACGGTGTCGATCTGCGCCAGCTTCTCCTGCGTGGTGTTCGCCTCGACGGCGGTCGCCATCGACACCTCATAGTCGCGCACGGCCATGATCCCGTCGATGGCAAGCTGGGTCACTCTGTCCCGCTCCTCTTTCTCCATCTGGTAGAGGATTGCGTTGGTCGTCTTCGCCGATTCGATCCGCGCCTTCGCCACCTGATCGTTGTACGTCTCCTCCTGAATCGCGCGAAAGTCCAGGTTGGCTTTCTGCCAATGGTCGATCTGCATGCCCAATGTCTGGAGGGTATTGATGACCTCTTCCGGTGTCCTGCCTTTCGCCAGCGCGTCCTCGATGGCGATCTTCTTGGCAGCTTCGATCTGTTTGGCAGTCATCACGTCATTGAGACGGGACGCTTCCGCGCCCTTCTGCCACAACTCCTGCTCCTTGGCGTCAAGCGTCAATTTCGCCAACTGCAAGCCCGCCGCCGGCCCGGTGTCGGCGATGGCCTGCATCTCCAGGATGGCGATCTCGCGAGCCGCCACTGCGGCGTCCTGGTTGGCCTTGATCCTGGCGTTCTTCACCACCTCGACTTGCTTCAACGCCTCCGTGGTGGAGGTGACCATCAACGCGGAGAGCGCATCAGCCGTAGCCTTGGCGTCGATCTTGGTGTTCTCCCAGTGCTGCTTCCACGCATAATGGAGCGCGGCCACCGTCTCCTCGCCGATCTTCAACTGGTCCCGCATCGCCCCGGCGAGAAGGTTCGCGGCGTAGTCGCGGGCGCGTTTCACTTCCTGCTCGTTCTTCTCCATGAGGGACCGGCGTTTTTCGAGGGCCGCTTCCATCGTTCCGATGTAGGCGTCTTCGCGTGCCGTCAGCGCCGGGACGATTCCTCCCGCCGCCGCGACATCCGGCAGGGGGAGCCGCTCCGGTAGAGGAAGCCGCGCCTTCCGCATGCGGTCCTCGAGGAGCGCGGTCTTCTTCCTCAACTCGTCGTAGTTCGCGAACAGTTTCTGTTGTTGCTTCTCCGCCTCCCGATCCGGACCTTTGACGTTGTTGTAGATGCCCACGCCGATCACGCCAAGAGCGGTGACGATGGCAACCCACGGGATGGCGTTGAGAGCTACACCCAGCGTCACGGCGGCGCCTTCCATCAACCCCATGCCCGTCGCCGTCATGACCGCCACGGAGTAGAACTGCTTCGCGGTTCCGACCACAAACGCCAGTGCTCCACCCATCCGGGCCATTACGGCCACGCCAGCCGGGAACACCAGATTCCAGAGAGCCATTGCGGAGGTGACGGCCTTGATCCCTATCGCCAGCAGGCCGAAGGCGACGGCGGTAGTCTTGACCCATTCCGGCAACCGATTGAACGCCTGCAAGAGCTTCAACGCCTTGTCGATCAGTTGCCCCAACAGGTCGATGACCTTGACCAGCACCGGGGCCAGCGTCTTCTCCAGCTCGCCCGCAAGGCCCATGACCTTGGTCCGCAGTTCCTCGAACGCCGCCGATGGCAGTTCCTTCTTCATCTTCTCCGCCGCGCCTTTGGACTGCGCGGCCATCATTTCAAACGCGACCTTCAGGAATTCGTCAGGTCGGATCTTCGTCATGCTCTGCTGCAATTCCTGACGGGTGACCTTCAGTCGTTTGGCGAGTTCGTCGTTGATGCGGACGCCGATCTGCGCGAAGACCGCCACGTCTTCGCCGCTGAGAAACGATTTGGCGGCGATCTGGCGGAGCTTCTCCGTAATGTGCATGACCTCTTCCATGCCCTTGCCGGCGCGTCTCGATGCGTCCACCAGGATCTGAAGCTTGCCCGCAACGACCGCAGGCGCCTGACCGGCGTTGATCAAGTCCTGGGACGCCTTCAGCAGAAACTGAAACGACACGCCCGCCCGCTTCGCCAAGTCCTGAACCAGGATGAACGCAGAGGCGCCGCCCTCCATGTTCTGCATGCCCATCCGCACGCGGTTCATGTCGTCGCCCATCTTGAGGAGTTGACGCCCCATCTCCAGGAGCCCGAGGCTGCTGATGGCCGAGGCCAGCTTGTCCATCGAGCTTGCCGACTGGTCGATGGTGGTGGTGATGCGCTTGATACCCTTGCTGGTCTGCTCCGCCGATTTCTCCGTGGTGGGGCCGAGGTCCTTGATCTTCTTGTTGACCAGATCGACGGCCTTCTCCGCCTCTGTGCTTTCGAGGTCGATCTGGATGTAGATCTTATTCGGGGCCGGCATGGATCACCGCTTCTGCTTCTTCTTCATTTCCTCGAGGTCATGCTTCGACCGCTCCTCCGCGAGTTGGCGCAGGAGCAGGAACTCCGGGTACGGGATGTCAGCCATCCGGATCGAGACGTGCGCCTGGAGCGCGAAGTCCAGGTCGATCACCACCTGGAGCAGCAGTCCCGCCGGCGACACCATATAGTCGCGGAGCAACTGCTGCGGGCAACCGTCGCATGGCATGGCGGAAGGCCCTGCGTCGGGCTCCACGGTCAGCACCTCCGGACAGTTCTGCGGCATCGGGCAGAGATCCTTCTCCCGCAGGAGCCGATGAAAGATGAAGCGCGGGGAAGGCGATTCCGGCCAATCCCCGCCGATCAAAAAGAGTCGTCATCTGCCCGTGGTCCGTACTCCAGTTCGATCTCCTCGATGACCGCCCGCGCGACCTCGTTCTTGTGCGGCAACGGAATCCCGCTGGGGTAATCGTCGCTGTGCCCGCCGCAGGCGTCGTAGATCCCGGCGGCGACTTGCGAGTTGAAGATGGCGTGCGTCTGGTTGTGCGGGAGGTCGAGCCGCCGCACTGCGGAGCGTTTGTACTGGCTCACCTGATCCGCGTTGGGGATCTTCATGCGGTGCGTCACGGTCCCGGTGAGGACGCGCAACTCCACCTCCGCCTCCACGCCTTCGATGGCGACGGCCTTCACCTGAGACTGCGAGATTACGTCCAAGACCTTGCTGGCTTCCGCCGGCGTCATCTCCGGGGCGCCGTTCAGCTTGATCTTCTGGTAGAGCGCAACGTCCGGTTCGCCCGGTGGCGGCGCCAGCGTTTCGGAGACGCCGCGGCCCAGCGTGCGGACGGTGAACTTCTTCTGGCGCAGATACGCCGCCCACTCCTCGTCGGTCGGGAAGCGGACGGAGATCTCATGCGGAGCGCCCCCGGTGGACTGCAATCTGGCGGGAAAGCAGATCTCTGCTCTGATATCGAACGGCACGTTTAAGCTCCTCTGGTGCTGACCAACCAGGCCAGCGTTAGTAGACCCAACCCGGCGGCGGTCCAATCGACGGGCCGTCCCGCAGGGAATTGCCCTCTCACGGTGCTCACCAAAAAGCAGATGAGGGCCAGAACTACGAAGACGAAAACGAGTTGCGGCATAGCCGCCTCCTTTCCTTACAGGGCCAGAAGGCCGTCTTTGGTGGTGGTCGCCGAGAGCGTGATGTATGGACCGCCACCGGTGGGCTTCAGGCCGACCACGTTGCAATCGACCGTCACGATGCCATCGGCCTCGCCGTTGACCACGGCGGTCAACTGGGCTCGCGCATAGGCGATGGAGAAGGTGTGTTTCTGCGGTCCCGCCCCGATGGTGGCCCCGGTGACGGACACCGTCACGGCGCCTTCGTTGGCGGGCGGAACCGCCATCAGCTTGGTGTACTCCGGGGAGTTCTTGACGGCGCGGGCGACGAAGTGCAGGCCCATCTCGCGCGTGCCGTATTCCATGCGCCCGCGAATGGCGTAACCGTCCTGCGTGCCGCTCCCCGGATAGAGGCCGGATGGCAGGCGCACGTTGTTGTTCCACCGGAAGTCGAGCGAGATGAACGTCGCCGCCAGGACGTAGTCCATGCCGAGGATGTTGATGGTCGCCGATGCGGCGTTGAGGAAGTGCTCCGCCGTCACGGTGGGCCACGGCGTGATACCGGAGGGCGCGACCGTTTTCCCCGTGCCGACGAGGTTCACCGACACCCGGCAGTTGGCGCGTCCCGGCCCGCTCTCCATGTTGAGCGTCCAGTCGTTCACCACCATCCCCACCATTGCGCGGTCGATCACCGCGTCGGGCGGCGTGCGGATCTGCTCCGCGTATGTGAACGGCGGGAGGTCGAGGCAGTGGAGCACCGGGTCGGCGGGAATGGCGGTGTACGTCCAGCCGGTGCCGGCGGCGACCTTGGTGACCTGTCCCGTCGTAAAGGCGAACAGCCACGCCATGAATTCCGAGGAGCAGTACTTCTCGATGGGCGCGGCGGTGTCCATGTTGGTCGGGAAAGTTTGCGACGGGAACTCGTCGCCCTTCCCGATATCGTTGGCGTCCGTCTCGACGTTCGGCGTCACCACGCCCAGCGCGGGGTTGGTTTTGGTGAGGCT